ATGTGTTTAGCCCTCGGAAAGACGCCCGAAGAACTAGGAAGGTATCGGGAATATGACCCGGTCGCTTTCTCGTTCCTAGAGGAGTCTATAAAGGCCAGAATGAGAGGGAGAAGACGTGTTAATTACACCGGTAGGTAGAGTCCGGGCGGGGATTAGATGGGAAAATCTCGACGAGCTGGAAAGAGTCTTAGCTAAGACCATCCCGGATGAGATTCATACAGTTATTGTATATGCTCTCAGAAAAACAGCCGAAGATGCAAAGGTTAAAGCCAAGTCCCTCGTTTCGATTGACACAGGAGCCCTCAAAAAGAGCATCAGGATAGAGAGATACACAAAACAGGGTCGGACAACGTATGTCGGTATAGCGGCCGGTGGTCACGTGAGAAACCCGAGAACAGGTCAGATTGTGGATTATGCCGCCTATGTGGAATACGGCACTAGGTTTATGCGTCCTAGACCATATTTTAGACCAGCGTTAAGGTGGGCTCGGAATAACCGGCTTAAAAAATATGTTTGGGAGGGAATGGCAAAGATTCCTGGGTGATTAGATGTCTCAACCAATGGTAATTGTTTCAGGTCGCCTCATTATAGAGGACGATACGAAAAAAGGAATGGACCAAGCTAAGAAAGGGATAGGCGGCGCCTTCAAGGACATAGCCAAGTCTGCTGCCGGATTTCTAGCCCGTGACGTCGTAAATGCGCTTGTCGACGTCGGCCAAGAGTCCATTCAATTAGGAGCTAAAGCGGAAACGCTTAGAACATCCTTCGAGAACATGCGTGACCCTGTAGCAGATTGGGGCCTCAGCATAGAGGGTTTGCAAGATGCAGTGGGCGGAACAATCAGTGAGATTGACCTTCTAACGGCCGCCAACAACGCTATGGCATTGGGCCTTCCCCGGGATGAGCTTGATGAACTATTTGCGGCCGCACAGAGAGTGGGAGCGGCTATGGGTCGGACTACTTTAGAGGCCGTTCAAGACTTGACTACGGGTATTGGCCGACAGTCTAAGTTAATCTTGGACAACCTCGGTATTCTGGTCGATACTAATGCAGCCTATGATGATTTCGCTGCTACGCTAGGAAAGACGGCCGCACAGCTAACAGAAGATGAAAAGAAAACGGCTTTCATGACGGCCGCTATCGGTAGCCTCAATGAGAAGGCCAAGGAGCTAGGTGATAACATCTCTGAGACTCAGTTAGCACAGGAAAGATTTGCGGCTACTATGGTAGATATTAAAACCGTCATCGGTGAAGCCCTTATTCCCGTAGTGTCAGATTTGATGGAAAACTTCGTGAGTCTCGTAACTACGGTTCTCGACGTCATAGAGATGATTAAAGAAGGCGATTGGGAGGGAATAGTAAGCCTAATCACAGATATTTTTGACGGACTAGGTCAGAAAATATGGGAAATCATCGAGAACATAGATTGGGAATGGGTGTTCTCAAGCCTCGGACGTTTCGCAGTAAGGCTCCCATTGATGATAGCTCAGGGCCTCTTCAAGCTAGGATACGAGATGGCTAGGGTCATAGATGAGACAGATTGGCCAGCCGTTTTCACCAGCTTGATTTCAGCCTTCGGTAGCTTCGTCAGAGGCATGTTTGAAGAACTATTCGATTGGCTACCTAAGCCTGTTAAAAAGTTCATCGGCCTTGGAAAAGGAAGCCCGAAAGTAAAAACCCCGAGTGTTCCAACCTATGACGAACCCGGATGGGAGGAAAGGGGTCAGCATGGCTTTAGGGGGATGGTCAGCACACCGACTAAGTTTATAACCGGTGAAGCCGGACCTGAAATGGTTTCAATATCTCCTATTGGCGGGGCTGGTGGTGGAGGTGGCGGCTACAGCATCACGTTCTCAATAGGTAATTTCATCGGGCTTGATGAAAGTTCTGCAAGGGAGTTAGCCCAAGTTACGGCAGATATATTCATCAAAGAACTGGAACGGCAAGGGATTAGGCTGTGAGTGCTAATCCATACACCATAGAGATTGACGGCGAAGCCGAGCCTATCACATCTGTCTCTATGGATTGGGATGTAGATGGAATCGCAACCTTCGAGACTGTCTTGAAAGACACAAAGAATCTTGAGGGCTTCGACAGATTTCAGATAGCTCGGGATGGGGCCGAAGTATTTGACGGCCGACAGGAAAAACCCACTATCAAGTTCTCAAGCCGGGGCCGACATCCGATGCCCGTTTCCGGCTTTGATTGGACACGCCGACTTAGCGATTTCCCAACTACTTCTCAGAGTATTGTAAGCTCAACAACATCGGCAGCCCTGACGGCCATACTTAGTGAGACAGACTTTGCCACAAGCCTAGTAGGAACCTTCGAGTATATCACGGCCTTACAGGATTGGGATACGTCCATAGAGTTCCTCATGGATATAGAGTCATTCAATAAGATTAACATAGAATACGACCTTGAAGGCGACGAACTTGAAGATGAGTTCGCAAACGGCCGAACCATAGCAGACTTCGGTGCGGCCGGTGGCCATGCGGCCTTCTGGTATGATGGAACTACAAGACGATTCTACATTTTCACCCGAGAGGGTAACGACATTTACTATTATCATAGCACAGACTTCGCCGCTTGGACAAGGGCCGACAGTGCCGTAAACTCAAGCACCGAATATTGGGGTATCGCTTGGCACGATTCTAAGGTCTATATGTTCATAAATGACGGGGCCAACGTGGACTTCTACCAGGGCACAATAAACGACGAAACCGGTGTAGTCACTATGGCTCTCATAGACAATAACATTGATGCCGGTAACTTCCATCAGGGCCCGACTTGGGATAGCCAAGGCCATATGTGGATAGTCGTGGATAATGGAGGAACCGGGGCCGCTTGGGAATCAACAGATGACGGGGTATCATGGAATAATAGGTTCAACGGCCCGGAAGGGATGAATCTCCACGCAGTAACCCCGAAGCCTACAGATGGCGACGTAATTGGAATAGTCTGTGACATCCCGGCTAATGACCTAGATGAATACCTTTGGGATAGGTCAGCCGGAACCTTCACTTATGTTCGTAAAATCGTCTCGACGTCAAACGATATAGATTCATGTCAGACAGGAACGAATCTACAGTATGACCATTATCTATTCGTCATTGATGGTGGAGATGCCTTTTTATGTTGGAAAACAAGTGTCGGGGGTTCTTGGGATGATGATACCGTAGACAATCTAAATGTTAACTATGGCTCTATGGCCACTGATGACAGTGGCTGTGCTTATCTTCTAGTCAATGCTACTGCTGGGGCTCGGATATTCAAATATCGTGACGGAGTCGAAGTAGTAAGTAGATACGATAGTGGTTGGCCCTTCTACCCTTCAGGGGTTAGAGTTTTCAGCACAGGAAAATGGGATGAGGAACTTCAGGGTCATTTCTTCGGTGGATTCGACGGGACTAATGATGGTTGGGCTATTCTCGAAGACCCCACCGGGCTTAGGCTCTACAAAGGAGAAACGACCGGGGATTTCACAACTGAGACAGTCATGGCTTCGGGTGCTATGCAATCATGGGGCCTTCTCACGGCTTCCGGGGTCGGTATAGCTACAGATGTCTTATGGGATATTCTTAAGGCCGCAGACAGTAGCGTTTTAGCTGATGACCAGACGGCCCCATTTGACTTAGACGTGGCCGGAGTAGACCCGGCTGAAACTCAAATTAAAATTCAGGGGTTCCTAACTGATACTGGAACAGACCCCTACGTTTACGAGTTCGATATCACAGAGAAAACGGATGCCGTCAGCATTGATACAGATTATGAGGACGCTTATACCGGGGTAAAGAAGTTAGCAGACTTGGCCGGGGCCGAGTTCTATGTCACTTATGATGGAACCACGTGGACTGTAATATTCACGACAAGGAGAGGGTCGGATAAAAGTGCCAGTGTCATTCTAAAGGCCGCATCTTCAAGCCGAGCCCCGGGAACAATCCCGAATATTAAAGTCATCTCCAAGCAATTCGACTGGTCAAACTATGCTAACATCGTGAGGGTTATTGGTGGCGAAGATGCAGATGGGAACCGGGTCGTAGAGGAAGTCAGGGATAACGCCGAGATAACTGACAAAGGCCAAGAGTTCTGGTTCACTTATCGTGACGCTGAGATTACTACGTCAGGTATGGCCCGTCAAAGGGCCTATCAAGAACTCATTAAGAGAAACATAGTCACGACGAGAATCGGTGGCGAGTTCATTGATAAAACTATCACGGGTTCCATCGAGATAGGCGATAGCGTCATGGTCTACGCTAATTGGGATGAAGAAGGCTTAGAGATAGCGGAGGCCTTGAGGATAGTCAAGTTACATCGGGGATGGGGAGTAGGCGGCGAAAAGATAACGGCTGACTTTAGCAATAAACTAAAGTTTGCACAATACTGGAACTACATGAGAGTAACAGACGACCATAGTAGGTGGCTAACGGCTTGAAATTGAAATACCGAGGTAAAAGGCCATACACGATAGTTCTCAATAACGTCGTTCAAACCCTTCATCCCGGCGATGAGATAGACCTTCCCTTAGACCATATATCGACTTCTAAGATGCGGTTCTTCGAGACTGAGGATGAGAGGGTGGATAAAGAAATTAGAAAAGATTGGAAAGTGAAAACTAGATGACTCAAATAGGGAGTATAACAATCGACACGCCCGTAGGCTATCGTCGCAAGGGCTACGATGTTCAAATGAGAGGAAGCCAAGCAGATAGTGACGGCCTTGTTCGGCTTAGGGAGATGTTCGCTAAGGCCGAGTTCGGCACAGTCATTCACCGGGTTCCCGGCGACCGGCCCTACGGAGAGGACTTAGACGACGACTTAGTAAATACTCAATACTGTCAGTTCACACACGGCTTCGGAGATAAGCCTCAAGACGGCTATTATCTTCTAAGGCCCGGCTTCTCATACGTGGATGATGAGACACCGGAAGGCCATCACTATGTTTGGGGCCTCAATATGTTCTTTCTTGGAACTGTCTCATTTTACAGCCACGCTTACAGAGGTAAGAATATTGATAAAGAGGAAAATGATTGGGGGATATGAAAAATGCCAGCCTATGAGATAGCTTTCCCCGTCGGAACGACATCAATCATCATACTAGATGATGATGACGAAAAATATGTTATGGACATTGGAACGGCTACTTTCAATAGAACCGGAGAAGATGGTGCAGAGATAATTCTTGCCCTCTTTCACGGTGATGAGTTCGTCGGTGAAGTTCTCGAAGGTCAATGGAAAAAGGGTTGGGATGCAAACATCAATGCCGCACAAGCCTTTACCGCAATTATTGATGGCTCTGGAACGCTTGAGATGGAAGGAGAAGCCGATGCGGCCGGAACTTTCGGCTATGGGTGGATAAACAGCCAACTACCTCTTCCACTTCTTGATGGCCTTGAAATTACTTTTTGTATGGAGGTTCCCGTAGATGACACCGGTGCTGTGGTTAATCGAGATATTGAGATGTATTTCTATTTAGGGGCCGTTCAAAGAACAACTATCCCATATCAGGATAATTGCGTTTATTGGGTAATCAACGTCGATGAATCCGGCCTCATGCTTTACTTGATGCAAAGAATTGATGGAACCACCACCACACCTTGGTCGGGAAGCGATTATTCCGGGGCCGCTAAAACTACCGGCGACCTTGAGGCTTGTATATGGAGAGTCGTGTTCCATAACGGGGTAGCCGGTGACGCTTCTCCCGGTGACGTTAGACATATGCACGTTTATCTAAAACAATCAGACACCTTAGCTAACGCTGAAAACGCTACAGAGAACGAATTATCATCAAGCCCATTCGACATCAGTGATTACCACTTTAACGTCGGTTATCCGGCTTATCAGATAGGTAGCCAAAACACCACATACTACGATTCCGGGAATGAAGCAAAAACGAACTACGTCAAGGTTGATTACCCTGACTTCAATGTGATATTTGACGTTCCAGATGCGAACCTACACCTTGGAGAAGTGGAGCTCTACGATGGCAACCCGGATTCCGGTGGTATCAGAGTCTATGATGAAGACCACGTTTTCGCAAACGACCCTTACATAGACAATGGCCTTATGAGGGTCATTATCGACCCCGACCAAACATCTGGTCTAAGACTTGACTTCTATGACACCGTAGCCGGTTCATGGAAACAAGCGACAGTAGAATCGCAAGGATGGCTTAAAGATGATTCACTAACTCTCCGATACCCTCAGTTAATAGGTATTCAGAAAGTGTCCTCCGAAGAAGTCACCCTTGAAATTAGATTAACGAATACTGAGGGCAATAACGATTATTATCTTCAGGGCTTTGTCACGCTTAGACGGGGCCAATATTTCTATACATGGAACCCAAGAAAAACAAATCCAGTGCAAGAAATCTATCATCAGTTAAGGCAATTGACGCTTAGAAGGTTCCAGTATATTGGGGATGAAAAGTTCAATGATGAAGATGTTACTGCCGGAGCAACTAATGGCGTTCTATCAGATAATTTTGGGGTCAGCTTCGATGACGAAGCGACTATGGAGTGCATCCTCGTAGGTTCAGCGAATAACAAGCCTGACGGGGCTACTAAAAACTATGCTATCAGTGGAACAGAGAGGCTTTGCATTTGTGACACCGTCGCCATAGCGGATATTGTAGCTCAATTAATTATGGTCGGGGCTTCTCCCTTCGCACTTCAAGAGAACCTTTTTATTGAAGGCGAAAATGCTGACCTTTTAAATGGGGCTACGGCCGTCGCAGACGGGGCCGCTTCAGGTGGCCAAGCGTGTCTAATGAACGCTAACACCGAGAGGAACCGCTATTCGTTTATCGCTGAAACTGATTTACCTGAAGGCCGATATATCGCCGTTTTTAGATTAAGAGATACAAACCAAGTCGCTTCAGATTGCCGGATGTTTGTGGAAAACATAACAGACGCTGAGTTCAGGAATGAGGAACATAATTATGTCTACAAAACATTGACGTCTTCTTACACTTTCTATTTCCTCGTTTTCGACATAACGCCCGACGACGTATCTGGAACTGATACAATATATATCAATGTGAGGAAAGCTACTGCCGGGGCTAACAGCATCTATAATGACTACTTCGCCATTATCCCCATCGGTGACGGTGAATCCTTCCCACAGGAAATAGCCCATAATTCATTACGGTCAGGAACCGTCGTCAAGAGAATCCTCGCTAGGTAGACGTTGAACCGCCTTCAGCGTGAAATCCAAGTCTCCCGGCTTTTTAATACGCTTGGGAACCACTAGGACGTCGGATTCAACTATCTTAGTCATGTCCTCTGGCTGTGGCGTTCCACGAGTCATGTATTCCAAGACCCATATCGGAGGTATCACTTTTCCCTTCGGTGGTATCCTAAACTCCTTGAGTAGCCATATCATTACCCTAAGCGTATGTTAGCCCTTTTCCGTAATTCTAATGTCTCTACGGGGCTTACTTTTACCAACGCCTCTTAATCTGATTTCTATTAGGCCGACTTCTACTATCCTCTCTATGTAACCGATAAAAGATTGCCAATTCAATCCTGCGTCAGCTACCCGAGGCGTTCCGCTTACCAAAACGGGTACCGTGCTGCTAGGCAACGTTGGCACTTCTATTATAACTCATTAGCTTTTTCATTTTTGACAACGTTCTGCATAAATTCAATAGCCTGTTTAGCCATAGCTAGAGCCTTTAGGTCGTTTCGTGGCAATTGGATATACATATCTCCATATTGAATCTTGAGAGGTTGTGAACGTACGTTTTCTGGTGGCGTGATTATTTCCCTCCTATCGATTCCTTTAGACTTCAATCGTGGAGCTTGTTTAGGAGCTTCGACGGATGTAAGGTATTGTTGCATCTTTATGTAAATTTTGATAAGTTTTGGGGTGTAATTTCTTGCTTTAATGATGTCTACATTGGCTTTTTGCCTTAAAAAGGCTATTATTTGCTCTTCATTTGCCTCTAATCCAAATTGCTTGTATATCTCCGTAAATAGCTCAATCTTAGATACCGCATCTTCTATGGCTTCCTTTCGTTGAATGTCGTTTCCATACATAGCCATCTTCCCTAGATTAGTAATCACTACGTTTCCTTTAACCAGTTTCGCCAGATAGCCTTCAAGATGCGTTCCATGTATGTGATAGCTCCTGTCTGCATGAAGAATACCATCCATATATCTTCAGCCGTTATGGGTTCAACGGTCCAATAGACCGAGAGAAACGCTACGAATACTGCGGCAAGAAGCGTTGATGTTATCTTTGATGGCTGGAAATCCTCGTCAGGTTTGTTCTTGAGATACCCGAACATAGCTGAGACTATAGCGGCAAAGAAGGTAGTTACGACGTTAATGTTCAACATTACCCTCGAATTAATTGATGTTTAAGAACTCTATAAGTTTCACTATGATTTGAGTAAGATAACTACCGGCTATGGCCCACCTTTCTTTATTGGAGGCTCCCTCTTTATGGTCATCCTTGTGTTCCTTGATGTCCTTCTTGGTCTGTTCAATGTCATGGTATCTCTCAGCACAGGTAACGTGGATTTTATTGACTTGGGCCAAAATCGTTCCATTAGATTCCTCTATCCCGTTTACCCGGCGTTCCATGTCCTTCTTATACTGTGAAAATGTGCCGGTGAGCGTGGCTAATTGGTCTGAAATTTTATCTAATTTTTTCCCGTTATCACTCAAGTAAATGGCACTAGTAATGAATAGGGATAAATTAAAAAAAGTTTTATGTTCTCTGGAAGTAGTCCTCATGGAGTATTAGCTGTTCATCGAAGTCCTGATGCTTGTATGGGCTTGAGCTGTAAAGGAAATCCGTCAGGGTGGCCGTCCAATTATACCTTCTTTGGCCATCCCAGATGAAAAGCGTTATTTTTTCGACGCCTCTGTCCTTTAGCTGATGTAATAAGACCGTGCTTATTCCGTAACCCTCAAAGTTCCTGAAATAGTGCATGGACCTGATGCGGGGAGACTTGTATGTGGTTCCTGCTATCCATCCGATGCGCTTATTGTCAAGGTAAACTTGGTTTCCCTTCCATATTACACTCATTCTTTTCCCTCGTAGACTTGTTCTATGTGTCAATCGTTCAGCCTTTCAGCATTGGGTTTATAAAATGGACATTCAAGGCATTTTCTATTCATTTAGGTTTTCTCCTTGAAATGGTGGCAGAACCTCAGTTTTTTAGGATAGAGTATGTCTTTCTGCCCGGCTATGCAGAAGTCAATGGTATTGTAGTTTTCAAGCTCTTTGCATCTGACGCATTGATGTATCCGTTCACGTTTCTTCACATGATAAGCCCCCAAAGTGAGGGCCGGGGTCCTCCTTTTTTCTTTACATTGATGTAGCCGACTCTTTCGATTAGTCCGGCGTCTTTGAATTTTGTGAGTATTCTGTGCACTGTGGCTTCCGGTATGTTCGCCTTAGACCCTATGGCTCCGGCTGTCGCTGCTCTGCATTCGCCGAGAATCCTGTAAATGTCTATGGATTTGAACGTCCAGCCTAGAAAGGCTCTGCTTGCTCTATCCGAATAGATGATGGAGATAAGAACCTTGTTCAGGGCCATCAGGTCTAAATCTTCTGGCGTAGTTCGTGGAACCGATACAATAGATAAATAGTTAGACTGACGATTACGGCCATCCAAAACGTCATCTCTATGAATGTCATTCACTTGTTACTCTTCCTTTCGTCGGTTTAACTACTTCGGGACACTCCAGTATCCTTCGTTCTTTGGTCTTTTATTCCACTTGACTGATTCCCTGTCAAAATATTGGTTAAGCTGATTCATCAGTCCTTGCCATTCATCTCCGAGGAATATAGTCGGGCGTATCCGTATCTCGTCTCCTACTTCGGATATTTCCACGTCTACACTGTTGAACATTTCCTCGACCAATTTCCTGTTATCTTGTCCCGTTTGCCAGGCGCTAGCGGGTCCCCATTTGGGCCGCGCGCGCGATAGCAGTGATGTGTATTTTACTTCGCCCTCGAATATTCCCAGCCTGAATCTTATATGGAAACTAGTATTCTCCGGGGCGTTCTGGATGGCGATGACTTTCATGTTTTCCATGCCTTCCCAAAACTTGTTCCATTCGTGAAGGAATCGCTTTTCCTCTTCGGTAATGTCTATTTTGTCGGCAGTCTTGAATCCTGTTTCCTCTGTCTTTTCTTTTTTCTTTTTCTCGGTCATTTTCTCATCTCTTCCCATGCTCTCTTACATATCTTATCGTAAAGTTGGACTCGGAAGTCTTCTTCTGTCATAAGAGTATAGTAGATTTTGTGATAGCCGCCTTTCCCGGATTTCTCTTCAAAGGTCAGGTAGCCTTCTTCTACCATAGCGTTCAGGAAGGTGATGATTGAGGCTCTGCTGATTTTTATTTGGTCGTTCACTAAGGCGTAAACTTCTCGGCTGTTCTTACCGTCATCTTCCCATAATATCTTCATAGCCAATTCCTGATAGTCCTTGAAAATGGTCCTGAGGCCTGTTTCTTCTAGGTTAAATTCCAGTTTATTCACCTCCCTCGTCCTCCTTTCGATACAATGCCATTATGCAGGTCTTTTGGTAGTGGTGCAGTATGACATAACCATTTTCTAAAAACGAGTTCACGTCATCGTGCTCCACCGACGCCAAAGCATCCACCCCGGTGTAGATTGTCTTTTTGGGCTCCTCTTCCTCTCCAAGTTCCTGAGACTCCAGTTTTATCCGGGTTTCCTGAATCATCCGGCCTAAGCTGTCATAGCTGTAGTGGATGACTGTCCTGTATGCCTCTTCTCTTATCGGCTCTAAGAGAGGGTCCGTTAATGCGTTTTCCATTCCATCGCACCATCTTTTATATAATTTATATAAATATAAATTCACCTGTCTGGGTGGTCATGCCCCGGCTAGGTGCGATGGAAGTTAAAAACTTTCATCACCGAGGCAAACCGGGTTTAAAAAGGACGTCTAAAAATAAAAACCTTCCCGGAGGCGGGTGAAAGTGGGCTCTGAAATGCGTATTCCTAATAAGTAATACCTGCAGGAAGAGCTTATATAACGCTGAGCGCATAATATTTGCAGGTGCGATGGAAAATGGAAACACCTGAAAGAACCAGAATTGAACACCCCGATGAAGGGATGTTCTATGAGAAGGTCTTCGGACCTCAAACCGTCCGCATTGAAGCGGATGAGAAGAACCCAAAAAGGAAAACAATAGTACTGACAGATGAAAACGGCGAACAGATAACCTTGATTGATAGACATGCAGTAAGGAGATTCTTCGAATACTTCTACAGGAAGATTGGAATCAAATACAAAGAGCTTACAGCAATGGAAGCAGCCGAGTCACAAGGACTAATCCAAGAGATAGTCAATCTCCGGGAAAGCGACGGAAAGCCAATCAAGCTCAAATTCCACTTTGAGGAAGGAGAGTGCAAGGGCGTTTCTAGCATGCTTCACCAGCAGATAAGCTGGGCGGAGATAAAAGGAGCAGTCCAAGACGCAGTAGACATGACATTCGGCAAGGACACTGAGCTCGTAGAATTTACGCCAAACACGGCGACTTACAAGATGCCTACCGAGAACAAGAACATAAGCCTGTGGGCACACGTGGATGCGGGAAACAACTTAGCCAAAGGGCGTTCAGCCGTGAGAATATCCACAAGAGTAAGGACCGATAAACCCGGAACCGACCTGAGATACAGAGATGGCGGCGGCAACAAAGTCCCAGCCTGTATGAATTGGGCAAACGTGTGGATAGTTCCACTGCAGATGTTCGGAATCAAAGCCGTAAGGATAAATGAATGGGCAGCCAAGGAACTTGAAATCATAGTCCCGGGCGTAAATATCCGGGGCGTCGACCAAGGATTCGGAACCCACGAAATACACATGACCGGAAACAGAATCCCGGACATAAACGAGCTGATAGCCAAGCTCAAGAAAGTCTTAGAGGACTTGGTAGACTACTCCCCAGTCATAGAGGCATTAGTCGAGAAAAGCCTAAAGACGAGCCTGAGCCGACAGGAGATGGAGGACATCTTGGTGGCCTACGCAGTCAAGAAGCAGATTCCCAAATACATGGTAGACAACATCATGGCAAGCGTGGCAGAAGAGACCGTCTGGGGATTCAGCCAAGCAGTAAGCTGGGTCCGGACACACGGAGAAATCAAGAGCCGCAGCAAAAGCCGTGAAGAGCAGAACATGACAAGAATCCTCGAAAGCATAGCCGGAGAGGTCTACTGCCTAGCCCCGACAATAGCCAAGTTCCACAACGAACAAGGAGCAATCACCTACGAGAAGCTGACTGGCGAAAAGGACTATCCTGAAAGATACCAAGACAAAGAAGCCGAATTGGTGATTGTTCAATGAAAGTCACCAAGCTAAGAGTCGGCCCCAAGCATGAGCTCCGGGTCTGGTATAACCGGTCCGAAAAGCTCTGGTATGAGAACGTCTTTTCTGAGAAATCGGGAACCTACCTCTTCAGAGAATGCGTCCACTCTATCAGCAAAGAAGACTGCCTAGTTTGGACGGCTATAATTTACGTCAAGGAGGGCTGGACAGAATGAACGTATGCACGAAGCACAACCCGATAGACTACTTTGCCACCTTAAACACGAACTGCCTGAACTGCACGAAGCTGAGGATTTGCGGAAACACCGTAGTAACCGTCAGGAGGTTCATCAATGGTTCATAAACACATCATGGCGAGGGCCTTGAAGCTAAACAAAGCCGTCAAGCATCTGCAAAACATAGAGGACCAGACTCGGAAAGTGTGTCAAGGGTTCTTCGCAGAGCTCTTATCCCTGTGCTCTCAGTATCCGGAGATAGTCGAAGAACTCAACGAAGATGAACTTGAAAGCGATGACACTTGAGCAGCTTTACGCCGAGAGAAACCGCCTTAGGAGACAAATGGGCTGGGGGACCTTCCACTTTGGGGATGCCCCGACCGGCCACGAAAAGCATTATGAGAACATCAAGGAAATCCTAGCCGCAATCGAAGATGAACTAGACCTCAGGATATTCGGAAGGGTCGTCCTGTATTAAGTCTGCACACGCCTTGGCGAAGGAATAGGCGCACGGGAACGGGATTCTAGACCTTTCAAACAAAGCCTTTTTTCTTGGGTAATTCGATTTTTTTTTCACTTGTATCAACTTCTTATTCATATCCCGGGGAATCAGGAACCTTGGGAACTCTCCCCAAAAATACCTCTTCATTCCCTGTCCAAGTGTGGGATGAGCCTTCGGAGGACCTATGTATTTCGCAAGTCCGGGAACGTTCTCCATAAGCCAGAATCTAGGTTCCGCTACTTTGACGAAATTTAGGAAAACCTCGACAAGCCTCATGCCTTCTCCCTCAGGGTCCGGCGGCCTCTTCCACTTGTGACCAAAGGACCGGTCTATGATGCTAAAATCTCTACAGGGTGGGCTGCCCACTATCACGTCGTAGTCTTTAAACTTAGATGAGTCAAGATAGGATACATCTGCGAGTATTACTTCATGCTTGTATTCTTCGGCCACCCAAGGGACAATCTCAACACCAAGGACATTGAATCCCGCAGCGGCCAATCCGTCACTTCACCCGCCAAGACCGCAAAATAAGTCTAGGGCCTTCAAAATATTACCTCTACCTCTTTGTCTTTAAGGGCCTTCGCTATCTCCCTGCCCATCTCAACCCGCTTCTTAGGCTTGATTCCCTTCTGCTTTAATATTCGTATGATTTCCTTCCAGTATGTGCTTTTTCTGTGTTCAAGCTGTCTGATAATCTCTTGCTGGAATTGCCCGTTAGACTTGACTCCACCTTCCTCGAAGCTCTCCATCAAGGTCTGATAGTTACCCTTCCAATGCTTTTCGTCATATTCGTCAAGCGCCCTTATGATGACGTCATTGACATTCTCTCCCTCACGCTTCGCTATTACCTGTATCCTGTCCATAAGTTCGTGCTTTTCCCTTGGCACCCTAAACTGAACCATGTCCGTCTTGCGGTCACTAAATTTCATAGGTTTTCGTCCCATCGCACCGCTCCTTTTGATATATATATTATATTGATATATATCAATGATATATTATTATATAATCGCTTCCCCAAAACTTATCTCTAAAGTCTGTGAAATCCTAAGTAGGATGGAGAATGAGTGTTCAAGTAGAAATCCCGAAAGTAGAGTTCGTAAATCCCAATAATCTCGTTTTTGACGGTGACAACCCCAACAAGATGACGGACCGCCAGAGAAAGGCCCTCCGGGAAAGCATGATAAGATGGGGCTTCATAATTCCCATAATCACAAACAACGAATTATTTGTCGCAGACGGGCAGCAAAGAGCAGAAGAGGCCATAGCCATGAACCTTCCAGCCGTCCCGATAGTCAAGCTCCCGATAAAGGACATAGATAGGCGGCTTTTAAGACAAGTCCTCAATAAGCTGAAGGGAAGCCACGAATTTTATGCGGATGCGGAAGAGTTCAAAAGGATAGTGGACTTCGGGGAAGAAGAAGCCCTGAAGGAGATGATAGGACTTACGGAGCATGCCCTGATGAAACACTTGCAAGTATTAGAGATGCGAGGCACAGCTGCTGAAATGGATGTCGATGAGGACTTAGGAGAGGTTCAATGTCCAAGTTGCGGAATGAAATTCGTCCCAGAGTTATAAGTTTCTTCGCCGGAGGCGGTGGTTCTTCAATGGGCTATTGCAAAGCCGGATATGACGAGATATTGGCCACAGATTATGACCCCAAGATAATGGCCATCTTTGAAAAGAACTTCCCGGACATACCGACATTAGTAGCAGATATTAAGAACGTTTCAGCCGATGACATTTTAAGCACAACTGGACTAGCCCCGGGAGCCCTTGATTTGCTAGACGGTTCTCCGCCTTGTCAAGGATTTAGCATAGGTGGACGACGGAAACTCCGGGATGACAAGAACTACCTGTTTTACGCATGGGCTAACATCCTGAAAGAACTTCAGCCAAAGGTATTCGTCGGTGAAAACGTCAAGGGCCTTGTCCTCGGTAAGATGAAGCTCATGTTTGCGAATATCCTTAGGGAGCTCCGCAGCTATGGATACGTCGTAAAGGCCAAAGTCCTTAATTCCGTGAATTACGAAGTCCCACAAAAGAGAGAACGAGTGATATTCATAGGAGTCAGGAAGGACCTCGGCATGGACCCCGTATTTCCCATTCCTACGGGTAAGATAGTGGGCGCAAGAAAACTCGATGAACGTGGAAAACCGTTTAAGGGAGACCGCTTCAAATGGGGAAGGTTCAACAACCACATAGTAAACGAAGGCTATCCGGCCCATACAGTAACTACGCAAGCATTCTTCGCATGGTCGGACACGATGAGAGAGCTAGGATTGAGAAGCTATGCGGATTTACAGACATTCCCGGAAGACTACATATTCAGTAAGAGCTGGAGACTGAACAAGACTATCATAGGAAACGCCGTCCCCGTGAATATGATGTATCGCATAGCAAAGACAATAAAAGAAAGAATACTTATTCCTATAGATTCAAGTTAAGGTAGATGTGCCCCCTCCCTCCTCCCCGGCACCCCTCCTCCCTCTCCCTTTGGCAGAGGATACGGTTGAGGCTTTTCAAATATGTTTACATCGGGCATTATCAGGAACCGAGTCATAGGGCGCCGTTTGCTTATTACGTGTCAAAATGTCCGGAGTATGGATTATACGTGAGTCGTCCTTACGGGTTTATCAACAGGCTTGAATGTCCGGAATGCGGGTTTAGGTTCCATCTATACTAGGATAACTTCGTAGTCAAGCAAGCCCCAGAAGGAATCACGGCACACGTCCCGCATTATGTTCCTGAATAGTTTTTTCGACCAGAACTCGTCGTATCCGTCATATTTGCACCTTTTCACGTAGCCATGCCAAAACGTAGAATCGAGGAATATCGGTATCTTATCCTTTAAGAAGTCGGGTTTGAAGGGTAGCCAATCGGGATGAGGCAAGGCGTCAGGATGCTCGTCGTAGTATTTCTTTTCGGGGCTGGTCCATTTATTACGAATCTTACTCATAATCTCTGAACGCTTCTCCTTGCTAAACACGTCGGCCACGCCATCGCACCCGCTTAAAAAAAGCACAAAGGCAATATAAACCCATCCGCTATTAGACAATTAGGATGGAGAAACAGTGTCATCGGATGATACTATAAGCGGGGGAATTAAGAAAAACCGCTGGACTATGGACATGCTAGCCCGTCGGTCTCGAATATTGTCCTTGACTAAACAGGGTCTCCGATACATGGCGATTATAAACATGATGATGGAAGCTACAGACGACGAGGGAAACAGGCTTTATCCCGCATCGGAGTCCACTTTGAAGCGTGACATCCGGGATATGGACAAATGGCTTCCCGAGCTCGTAAGGTTCGACCCGGAAGAATACCGAGAAGTTACCGCAGAATTATTAGCGGATTTGAAGGAGAATAAGAGGCTCCTGTATAACAAAGCTGTCAGGTCGAACAGCGACTCGGCATCCGTCGGGGCTTCTAAAGAAATCAATAATATGACGTTCAAAGAGCTTGAGTTCAGGCAAACTATGGGGCAGATTCCCAAGGTGGCTGAGAAGGTCCGTGTGGAAGGCGGCGCAGTTCCCCTTGTAATAGGACTTTACGATGCAGATGCTCCCGAATGGGATGACGTCAAGAAGGACCTGAGAAATGCAGTCGACAACCATTGATAACTACGTTTATTATCCCATAAAATACGTGGCTCATAAAGGACAGGACCCATTCCACAGGGACAGATATTACAAGACTCATAGGGCTTTAATCGCCGGAACTGGCTCAGGTAAGACTATGGCCGGAGTCTACGAGGACCTCAGATGGGCTCTCAAATTCCCCGGTTCTACGGGCTTCATATTCGAGCCCACGTATAGGATGGTCAAACGCATCCTCATTCCCAAACTCGAAGATTTCCTCGGAAAGCCTATTGAGACGAATCCTATCATAAAGCAGTTTCACCGGGGAGACCTCCGAATAGATTTCTCAAACGGAACAGTCGTATGGCTAGGCAGTTTGGAAGACCCTGAATCGGCGGAAGGTCCTTCGGTAGATTGGATTCACGTAGATGAAGCTCGTCTTATCCGTCATATCGATGTAGCCATAGACGTTATTATTCGCAGACTTAGGAACAGTCAGATAGGCTCAGAGCAAGGCTATCCTACGGGGTCATGGTGGACAACCACCCCGGACCACCCCGGTTCTGACCTCTTCAACTTCTTTGAAAACGTGGAATTTCGAAACGTCGATAGCGGCGTATATCGAATGAGTATTTACGATAACATAGAGAACCTTCCTGCGAGTTATATCCGGGACGTAGAAAGGCGTCACAGCGGCGGATTAGCTGACAGGTTTATCTATGGAAGATTTGCCCACGTAGCGGCCGGTAGCTTAGCCTTCGACTTTTCGATTCACGTCATCCACGAAGAAGAACTAGACGATGGAATGACATGGTTCATCAATGAATCCGGACAGCCCATTATTCCTGTCGCAGCTTTAAGGGCCACCACCTACGGCCACGATTTTGGATGGACCAACCCCGCAGCGCAGATAGCAATCAAATGGGATGGAGATGGAAGGGCTTATGCCTTGGATGAGTTTTACAAGACTCAGGCTGATGAAGAGGACTTAGGTGATAACGCCATAGACTTTGAAGAAATTTACGGAGAGGGCGTCTGGTATTGCGACCCATCGGAACCCCGGACAATCAAAAAATTAAAGAAATATGTTAAAAGAGCCCGAGGATATGACCGCAAGAAATATGGCAGCCGTGAGGACGGAATAAGGGAACTAGGTTCACGTCTAAATATGTCAGGCGATAATTTATGCAGGCTTTATATTCATCGTCGATGCGTGAACCTCATCTCGGAGATTCAAATATATGATGCCGATAAAAAGGAGAATGACCACGCCGTAGATGCCTTGAGATACGGAGTCACGTCAAACACTCCCCGTCCCGGAGGCCCCAAAATATCTTTCGGTAAACGGCCCTATTAGAATAGCATTCCATCAAACTTTAATACAAACTTCACCTATCTTGAACTAAATGAGCCTTCCATCTAATCTTCGCACTTGGATATGTTGTCCCGGATGCAATGAAATCGAGGACATTTGGAGACAAGGAAACGTCGGAGTCCCGAAGAGTAGATATGGAAGCCGCATCAGAGTTCCGGACTCCAACTTTTTCAAGTGTAACTTCTGCGGAATTACATTCAGAAGCGACGGTGCCACAAGACGAGAGAACATGGGATTCAACGTTTCAGGCCGTGACCAAACAGCTATCGTGGGAGACCCGCCAGAATGACTGAGACTCGTATCTTTATTAGCTTCAGAGGCCAACCGACCATCGAGTTTGGTAAAATCCTGATATGCGTAGATTGTAAGAATCCACTTCCCAATGAGAAAGACAGGTATCAACATCAAAACGTATGGCCGCTATGTCAGCAATGTTCAGAACTTAGAGAAGAGAAAAAGGTAATGCTTATGAGACGGTCAATGTGGGGTAAGCACCATGCCTAGACATGATTGCGGCTGGGTTTATCCTGTTTATGATTGTCAACACTGTCCTGATGTAAAGGAAGTTTTATGCGGAAAATGCGGAGAACTCATTGTCGTTAAAAACGAATACCATGTGAGGAATGGAATTGAGTGACGAACAGAAAATCGAAGTAAACAAGAGCTTCTGGCAAAGTTGGCTTGACCGGTTAAGCGCCCCGTTCAGGCCACCATCAATCGAAGAGAAGGTTCTTGACGTATCCACTGCCAAAGGAACGTTTTGGCGGCAGACAACTGAACCCGGGAAGCGTAAATACGATGTTTCAAACCTAACTGATTATTTCGATGCCTATTATAACAGTGATTTAATCCGAGCACCTGTAGATGACCTTCAGGAAAGCTCATTCGGTTCGGGCTATTACAATTCTGTTCAAATCCCGGAAGGTCAAACAGCATCAGACATGAGAAGCCCATATTTCAAGGCTAAGGTAGCCGTAGATAAGTTCGGTGAATGGTTCAACCTTGACGCATACCTTGTGAATATCGGTAAACTCACGATGATAGCCGGATTCTGTGGAGTAGAGACCATCTTAGCTAAGGGCAAGGACTTAGAGGAAACACTCGAGAAGAGTAAATTAAAAATTATCCATCCTCTCAGCATAGCCCAGAAGGAAGGAATCGAAACAGACGCCCTAACAGGACAAGTCCTCAAAGTTCACCAGAAGGTAGGCTCAGACACGAATACCATAGAGCACCTCGGCTGGAATACAAATCGCACAATTTACAAGGGAATCGCATGGTTTACTTACGGCAAGATGGGAACTGACCCGAGGGGCACAAGCTATGTTCGGGGAATGATAGAACTTCTCAATACCATTCGTAGAGTCACAGACGATGTAGACAAAATACTGGAACGCTACATAGGGCCTCTTGGCATCTGGACCCATACAGGAGACATCGACAATATTAAAGCCGCTGTCATGAACAGGAATCAAGGCGAAGACATATTCATCAGCAACATGGATGCGGAAGAAAGGGAGAACTTAGTGGAGTTCCTGCAAATAGACCCGAGAGTTCCATATTGGCAGTATATCGAATATCTTGACCGACGAATCTACGCCTACAGCCGAGCCAATAACCCTTGGTATGTCAGGAACGCCACCGAAGCCTCAGCGACTAAATTAGAGGACATCGTAGGCCGCCATATCACAAGCATTCAACGAGAAGCCAAACGGGCCGTAGAAGGCGAATGGTATGCTCCCATCGTTGAACTCGTCGGCATCACCATCCCGGAGAACCCAAGGATGAACTTCGGCTTAGAGCCGACCGGCGTAGAAGATGTGCAAATAGAGCAGATAGTAGTCAAGGGAATCGAGCTTGGCTACATAGACGGGCCGCAATACTTCGACCTCCTGAGACAGCTTGGAATGACCCTCAAACTTCCACAGGAACAGGAAGTCGGTGGCCCTGAAGATAAAGAGGAACCTCCTGAGGAAGAACCTTAATAAGAGCCCATAAAGGAACCGACGGAGGAACCCGAAGAGGAGGAAGAAGAAGATGAGTGACGAAACAGAGATGAACAACATCAGAGCCGTGGGTCTTCAGTGGCAATCGGAGATGGTAACGGCCTTTGCGGCCGCCGACACATCAAGCCCACCAGTCCTAGAAGAGAGATGGATAAGTCTTAAAGCGTATATCTCTTATTACCTTCAAAGGGGATGGAGGTTCTCATAAAATGAGTGAACCAATCTTGGAAGAGAACATAATCAGCCTCGGTCATTGGCTACAGTATTGGATGAGTCAGTATTCATCCATGAGAGATTACGAAACACAGACGGGAGCCTTGGCAGAACCGACCACCACAAGTAAGGGAAACGGCCACGAAGTAGCGGTTTACAACTCCACGCAAGACCGCTTGATTGTCTATACTCGCTGTAATGGCGATGCAGAGTGGAGAGGAGTAGAAGCATCTTGACCAACGAGATAATAACTCTTGAGTTTCAGCTCTTCAAAAAGCTGTCTGACTTCTGTAACACCGTCGTAGGTAGACGGCCCGATAGGATGTCGGTCGGCAGAGGTGGTAAGCTCATGCGAATGGAGTTTGACCCCGACCTTACGGGGCCTGAAAAGACAGCATTGAACAATGCTCTACCGGACTACGTTAAAAGATTCTATGATATTAGAGTAGACCCGGGAACCCTTGACACAGGGAGCCCATAGTAATGAGTCTACTCCCGTATCATGAGGACGTAAGTCTGGATTCGTTACAGGATAGGCTCTTCTGGTATGACGATTTTGAAGGAGACCAACTAAAAGACGAGTGGGCTTTAACTGTTTCCGGTGGAAGCGGAGCCATAGTAGATGAAATAACTGGTGCGGCATATCGCCTAACTTGTGCGACACTTAATCATTGGGCTTATCTTTCTTGGGGAGACATCAGAACGCTATTAGTATCTAAACAATGTGCTTTCGAGTTCAGGACCAAAGTAAATGACATCTCTCTAGTATGGTATGACTTCAGATTAGATTTTGATGACTCAAACCGGCTTATCATTGAACACGACACCCTTACAGACACCACCATACACATCCTATCGGAAGATGGTGGTGCCCAGACAGACGAAGATACAGGAACTACTCTCAATACAGATTGGCATAATTGTCGCATTCAAACACATATACACGGCAGTAATCATGCCCACTACTATTATGATGATTCCGAGTTTACGAATAGCCCAATCACCACCAATATTCCCGGAGAACACTTACAACCATACATAAGGATGATGGCGAGAGAGACAGCAAATAAAACGGTGACAATAGATTACGTGGCGGTGAGGCAAGAAAGATGAGTAAACACAAGCCTTTCAGCACAGACCCGTTTCACGACCCTCTTCATAATATCGTCGTTCCGTATAAGCCTCGGAAGCCCAAACTAGCCGCTATAAATTGCCTCGGATGTGGAAAGTTCCTCAGACTTGGAAAAGTAGGCGACAGCCCGGAAAAGGATAAAGACGAGTTAGGAGGTGTGAAGCCCTCAAGGTGGTTCTGTTCGGAGCTATGTTTCAAGGTTTACACTAGATACACCGGTCAGCCGGTCTTATCCAGAGATGAGGCTATTTTAATGAAGCTCATGGAAGATTCAACGGGAGGTGCTAGACGTATCGCTTAAACAAGCCGGACATTTCAGCTTAGAATCTCTAAGGACAGAACTATTCTGGTATGATGATTTCCTCGGAGACCAATTAGGCGATGAATGGGGTCAGACACTCGTTGGGGCCGGAAGCGTCGCCGTAGTGGATGCCGTAACCGGTGGGGTAGCTAGACTTACGACGGGAGCAGTAACTCAAGATGACACTTCTATTCACTGGACTAACGTGAGAAGCCTTCATGTAAACAAACTCATCGCTATGGAAGCCCGAGTATTAATCAGCAAAGTTACCGTTGGAACTTTAGACGCTATGATTTCATTGTTCTTTGATAGTAATAATCAAATCCAGTTTGTTGAATCTGGGTCCACTTGGTTTATTTACGCTGAAGATGGAGGAGCCACCACACAGCTTACAAGTGGTGTAGCGATGGACACAGACTTCCATATTTATCGAATTGAGGCCCATCTTCACGGAGGTAGCCATGTTCATTATTACATTGATGGAGTAGAAACGGCGAACAGCCCAATCGCAATAAACATTCCTGACGATGCGGCTGATTTCCTACAGCCACGATTCTTTATGGAGACAACGGAGGCCGAGGCGAAGTATATGGATATTGACTATGTAGGAGTGCGACAAAATATATGAGCTTGATATTTCATGAACATCAAGACTTCGAAAGTGAGAGGCGACGCTTCTTCTGGTATGACCATTTCTTAGGAGATTCAATAGCAGACGAATGGAGTCAAAATACTAGCGGTGGTTCTACTATATCTGTAGTAGACAGTATGGCCGGTGGAGTATGTCGTCTAAGGACAGGAGCTACCACTAATGACCACGCAGATATTGATTGGGACTATGGGGTTCTAAACACTTTAAACCAAGTGACCTATGAAGTTAGATTCTCTCTGTCGCATACAAGTAACTTAGTTTTAATCATAGAACTACAAAACGGAAACGATAACAGACTTATGTTCTCGGAAACCGCTAGTGATTGGCAGACAAGGAATGAGGCTTACAATGTTGGTGCAAGTCAAAACACTGGTCAATCCTTAGACACGGATTGGCACATTTTCAGAAGGCAACTTCATAATCACGGAGGGCTCCACATCCATTCATACATAGATGACGTTGAAGTGGATAACAGCCCAAGGACAGATTATATTCCAACTCATACTAGTCTTTATCCTAAGCTGTATATCGCTACAGATGAGAACGTGGCTAAAGACCTTGACTTAGACTATGTGGCGGTGAGGATGTAGATGGGAAGAGCAGTAACATGGTATTGGGAAAAACAGCCTATAGCAGTCGTGAACGAAGACCCTTTCCTTTCAGGAACCTATTACACTTGCCTTGATACTACCGAATACGTTAAGATACTTTCAATCGCAACCAGACAGATTAATGACGAAACAGACGGCAAGTCAATAAACCTAAGAACAACCCTCGAAGGTATAACCGGGACAAATTATGCTTATGTTGAAAATAATAACACATGGTACTATTGGTATCGCCACCAAATTTCAGAGGGAAACGTGCATGGTTTATCAATCCGTATGTATGGATACTATTCACCATTACCATACCGTTCAGCTAAAATAGAGGTTCGTTCTGCTTCAGCACTTGGAACTAACCCTGAACTTGATTGCCGTATTCAATACGCTATCAGGAAGGAGGTATAAAAGATGCCTGTTTACGGAAGAAATAAGTTTTACTGGTACAAGGACTCATTATCAGAGGTTGATGAAGACCCACCCATTGTATCAACTTATTACGACGGATTAGATACGACAAGATTAACTAAAGTATTGTTTATCGCTACTCGGAGACTTGATGATGATGCAAACCAGAAAAACCTTCAAGGGAGATTAACCATAGATGGGGTTATCACCTCAGTAGCAAATAAAGAACACAATGATAACACTTGGTATTACTGGTACCTTGACCAAGATGCTGAAACATTAAGAGTTACTACATCCATTTATCATCCTAACTATTACTCTGCAATAGAAGGACGGTCGATTAAGTTTGATGCTCAGCAAGTAGATGCACCGGGAGCAAACGCTGAGTTTGATATTCGAGTTCAATATGAGACGTGGAGACCAACTTAGATGAGTGTTCAAATAAACCCAACGTTAGAAATGAAACCAATAGCCTACATTGACCAAGCTGACCCCACTCTAGATAAATACTATTCAGTAGCTACGGTAGCCCTCGGTGAAGTCTTTGCTTTGACACTTGAGCAAACGAATGATGAGACTGATAACAAGGATATTGAGATTCTTGTTACTATCGACGGTACTGAGTATTCCGGTAGGATTGTAGCAGGAGTCAGTGGTTTAACGTATTTTGCTTACCGTAGTCCAATAGAAGATGCTCTCATCCTTACTACTGCTGTTCGTAATGCTGGTTACGCTGTACCGATACGTGGACACGTTATCACGGTTGAAGCGGCTATTCATACAGTTAATGGTACGAATCAAGTTCTTGAATGTGATGTGCAATATGGTGAAGTCCCAACGGGAACTTACTGGTGGTACAAGCATTATCCAACCGCAGTATTAAATCAAGACCCTCCGGTATCACTTACACTTTATGACATCTTTGACGGCTTAGTCGATGCAAGGCTTATCTTTGTAATAGCGAGGCAGATAAACGATGAAGCGGCCGCTAAGGTCTTAGAGCTAACGACCACCATTGATGGTGAAGCGGCCTTAGGAACAACGGCGACCTTCAATAACAATACATGGAGATATTGGACACGTGACCCTACTCGGGATGGAAGGTCACTAGCCCATGATACAGCATATAATTTCTTTTATTATTATGCCTTTGACTTCCATTTAGGAACAATACAATTAGCTATGACATCTGCGATAGGAACTAATCAACAGCTTGACGGCCGAGCAGTCTACGAACTCTATGAGGAGGTGAGCTAGTGGAGGAAATAACAAAACCCGAGGCAGAGAACCTAGCCGAAACGGATGACAGCCTACAATACTTGGGGAACATAACGGTAGGTGCAGAATCCCGGCACATATACAGAACTCGTATCGGGGCTGCCGATGACCCAAGAGGATGGAAGCTAGTCTACTTCGTGGATTAACAATGCTAGGCTACATTCTATTCAAGAAGAAAAAGCTAGAAGAACTCATGGAAGAGCTAGAGTTCCATAGACGACAGCAAAGAGACATCCGAAAAAGAGACTTACTAATAATTCAATACCGTGACCAAGCCGAGCTACTTCATGAGATAGTGAAACAAGTCCCCAAACTCAATAAGAGAACGTGGGATAGCGTCATACCACCTTGGAGACAGAGACTAAGAGAACAAGCCGATAAAATTATGACTACCATAAAGGAACATAGAGACAATGAGTAAACCTAGCACTAAGGGCCTCAAGCGATTCATGATGCCGACTGGACTCTATACAATACGAAAAGGTCAACTAAACCGGAAGCTCCTGTCACATTTCAGAGGTGTAAACTCCGGTCGCCTGACTAAGGACCAAGCTCGGACTTTGGGAAAAGCTGACATAATGGCCCATCGTGACCTTCTAATGTCCGACACAGAACGTCATTTTAGGCGTCAGGGTCTTGATATTCCTGAAAGAGAAGTAGAGGACGATATAGACGACTTCACGAAAAACGCCATCGAGGAATGGAACAAGATTGTCGGAGATATGTAGCTGTCTTACCTGTGCGTGTTATCATCAAAGACCCTATATTGAGCAGAACGATAATTACTGGACCACCCCGGATGGCATAATCCGACGAATCGAGTTCTTAGCCCAAGATTTCACATACAAGACGGTAAACAATGCCATCAGAATCGTCGGGACCACGCCCAAGGTAAAATGGCTGGCTTGGCTTACAGTCGGAGATGACCGGGTATGTATTATCTGCACAAAAGCCAGTGAAGGCGGTCGCAACGGGTTTTATCAGCCGAACTGGTTCCTTCCGCAGATGCCCGCCCATCCGGGATGCAGATGCCAGTGGGTAGTCTACTATTTAGAGCCAGAATAGGGAAAAGGTTTTAGCATTAAAACTGATTACGGTTATTAAAGGAGTCACTCCCAGATGGTAAGATATTTCAATGCGATGGGGAGAGAGGTCACCAGCTATGTTCAGGAGCTTGAGAAAGAAGTCGAATCCCTCAAGGCTTCTGTGAAGGCCCTGAAAGCTCGACCTAAGAGAAAGAAAAAGGAGGAACCATGATGTCAGGAAGTAAGGAAGATTGGAGAGGAAACAAGCTCAGGAAAAAAGTTACACTAAGCGAAGTCAGTCGTGATAGTGAACTTATGACCAAGCGGGAAACCCCAAAAAACACGGTGCAAGAAGAAGACTCGCCGATGAGCAACCCCGTTTAGGTGCTTCGATGCCCGTTCCCACGCCCGGCCCAGATGAGGAACAAGGAGCCTTCATCTCTAGGTGCATTTCCCTTCTCACAAAGGAAGACCCGAATAGGCCGTCAGCACAGATACAAGCAATGTGCTACAATGCGTGGAGAACCAAGGAAGGCATGGAAGCAAGGTTGCACCCCGATTTTAAACGAATCCTCAGACTATTCATAGTTCGCTACGGTGAGCATGAGGGTATTGAACAGTTTGAGACATTCGTAAATTTAAATAAGCTGAACCCCGGTTTGGCTTATTCCCCAAGAGTTCAATTTACAGAGGACTTCCAATGGGTCACGCCACTAATCTCAATGTATTCAAAGGACAAGTCGGCCAAATACTATCTCATTCGATGCCTAACGGCCAATATCTCGATGAACAACCGAGATTACTCAGACTATAAAACGATGGTTCAAGCGGCCCCGTCACTTAGCTACAGGCCTGTAAACATAGACCATGACTATAGTGCGTGGCTACCATATCCGAGAACTCGAATGGATTTTACCATAGCGGATAATATGTCAGTGGAAGGAACTCTCAGGGTGGACAATGCGGATGAGCTTCTACAGAAGATGCTCGACCATGACCCGGACATTCCTGAAGATGAATGGATTGTTCACCCATCTATAGAAGGTCGCCCAAACCCCGGAGGAAAGACCCCTCGGGACGGTTACCACTTCACGGGTCTGGCCCTTCTCAGAAAGGGTTATACACTCCCCGGAGACCCTCTAACAGAGATACAACCTCTGATGCTTAACGAGAGCATAATGAAGAGCTTCAGGGAGTCGTTTAGTTTGGAGGATGGGGTAGATTTAGGAGATAAAAAATTGGAAGAAGAAAGGAATCCAATACAGTGTAATCAGTGCGGATGGACGGTAAACAGACCTCTTCTCCCACCCGAGAAGATTAAGAACTGTCCATTCTGTAATTCTGAGAACAGTTTGGAAACCATCGAGCCACTAGACAAGGACATCACAGACAACTTCACGAATAACGAATCCATGATAGACATAGTTCTCTCAGCTTTCGAGTCCATCCCCGAAGAGGCTGAATGGGAGGAAATAGCCGAGTTTAAACCCAAGGCTGATTGGCCCGATTCATGCTTCGCTTATGTTCCCGGAGGCCCACCGACAGCCCGGAAGTTCCCTTACAGGACTCCCGAAGGAAAAGTCAGTATCCCAAACGTCAGGAACGCTTTAGCTCGTTTAGCGCAAGCCAACATCCCTGAGAAGGAAAAGAACAGGATAAGAAAACTGATGCAGAACTTACTTAAGCATGAGAATCCCGACTATGAGCCTAGCGAAGATGTAGACCTTGATGAGCTATTCAGGCCACCTCACGGTGGAACGGCCCTCAGCGGCGACCCTCAGGCGGTCAGTAGCAAATTCAAGAAGGTAAGCGTCGATTATGGAGACATACCCCAAGTCGGCGTCGTTCAAGGAACCAAGATAGGGCTAGTGGAAGCCTTACAGAAGGTGGCTGAGCTCACCGAAGAGAACTTGGAACTTACCAAGAAGATAGAGACATCTACAGCCGAGCTTAGAGTCAAGGATGAAACCATAGCCGAGCTTCATGACACAATAGCAAACAAGGATAGGCTGCTCGGAACAGGTGAAGAAATCAAGGCCGAAGCGGCCCAGATGCTAGAAAAGCTATCTAAGACCCGAGCCGACTTGAAGGAATACAAAGCAAAGCTCAAATCAGAGAGGGAAGCCCACGACAGAACGAAGGCCCGAATAACCATCTTTGAGGGAGAAGTCTCAAAGCTAGAAACGGATGTAGAGGCCGCTAAAGCCCGTCATACCAAGGTCGTAGAAGAGATGACAACCGCTATCGGTAACGCTTCTAAAGCCACCGCCAAGTCTATCGAGGAAACAAAGCAGAGAGCCATCCTTCAAGAAGAGGTAGCAGACCTCAGGGAGAAGGTAGCCGGTCTGACTAGAGCCCTCAGTGAATGTGCCACATCTCGAAGCCTAGAGGCTAAGAAGCTCATGGAACAGGAAGAGAGGATAGCTGAGCTACTTGGACAGATAACAAAACTGGAAGGAGTTGTAAAAGACTTGAACGCCGACAAGAAGGCCGTTCAGCGCAGAGTCCGGTATCTGGACAAGCTCATCAAAGACCAAGGCTTCGTCGAAATGGATAAAAAGGGCAACATCAAAATATAGGCTCATGGTATTCCAGTGCCCACACTGTAACGGAAACATAGGAGAAGAATCGTGTAGCGGATGTCGTAGACAAATCCCTCACTATAGATGCTCCCATTGTGGCAAGATAGCTCCGAATCCCAGATACCAATAGTGATTAATATGCAAGTCATGTGGAGCTCACGTTCACATAGAACCTAAGAAGCAGCTTCGACATCTCATTAAGGCTTATCTATGTCAGGACTGCGGAGAGATAGTTCAAAACCCGGCATTCCAATATGAACATAGCTATCCGGGATGTAAGGCCCCGCCATGTCCTGATTGTTGAGGCTTCATGGCTTACAGTCCGACCTTGACTTGGAAAAAGTGTATCATGTGCGGCCATACGACACCGTTAGAAGATAGCGAGACACAGGACCTCTACGCTAAACCGACTTTGTAAACTTGTAAACAAGTAATCTTATTTAGTAGATACCGTCCTTTTTTTCATATTGAGTGTGAGACCGCTATGAAGGTCTCCGGCGAAAGCCGTCGTGAACCCAACTGGGGAAGCAACTTGAAACTAGGGAAAAGCAAATGACGGAAGAATCCCCACATATGGTGAACATAAAGGCCATTCTCGAAGAGCAGCGTAAAGGCTTCATTGAAGAGATGAAGTCATTTTCCGTTCCGGCCGCACAGCCCGGTGCACTCGACATCACTCCCGGCGAAGAGCCTAAGGGAGATGTCTTAGACACATACAAGCCCGACCTCATTGAATATCTCAAGAGGGATTTCACGGGCAACTGGCGGTGGATGGGAAGCGAGGATAACGAGTTTTTCACAGAGACAATCGGCGCCCTCTCGGCAGGGTCGGCGATTCCGGAGATTTGGGCAAGGGACGTGTTTAGGTGTTGTCCATATCCGGCTTCGGCATTCTGGGAAGCTCCTTACATCAAATGGCACGACGACATCAAAGGGAAGCCCGGTGACACGGTCCACGTAGTAACGGTAGGGAAGGCCACTTGTGGCACCGCCGGCTGTGCTGAACCAGTGTCCATAGCTCCCACTATTGGTGCGACGGCCATTACTCTCGAAGAATACCAGTGTTCGCTTTACGTCTGTAGAGATGACTTGGAGGACATGATAGAGGATACTCTAACAGAGATAAACAATTCTCTGGCATCATGTCTGGATACCTGTATCGACAACGCTTTCATCGCCAACATCAGGGGCTCCGGCTCGACAGTAGATAAAGGGACAGCCTATATCACTGCAGCCTTCATCGCAGAGACGATGGGCTCCATGAGAAGCGGAACTTGTGAACCGGTAGTTTTCATCATTCACCCGGCCGTAGAGGCCCGACTGATGCAAGACAGCCAGTTCGTGAATGCCGCCACGTTTGGCGATAGGTCTGTCATCACCGGTGGTCACATCATATCTTATCTTGGCTTGGATGTCGTGGTCGTTCCCAAAGGGAGCCTCGTTCAGAACGCTCCCGGTACCTACCACAGCCTAATGATGAGCCGCTATGCGGTTCATGCAGCCAAGAAGCGTGACCCGATACTGGAAAGTCAGTATCTTGTTCAGACGCAGAGAAAATACATCTACGCATCTGTGAGGTTTGGAAAAAGCGTCGTCTGTGAAGATGGCGTCTACTGGCTCCTGACCGGAGCCTAAGTTCAACTCCGACGGTGGAAGCCGTCACATAGGAGGGTTTCAGGATGGAGGATGGAGGATGGAGCAAGAAGAGAAGAGTCTATTTCCGATTGAGATTATTAGTAAGCCCTGTCTCGAATTGATAGCAGAGGCAAGAGAACTTGAGTGGATGACCGACCCTTGGGGTCGCCGTTATTTCGGAAAAATGGGTCAGGTCTGGGAACTTCTAGCTGAAAAATACGGCCTCGACTTAGAGAGATTCAAATATCGGATAAACGGTAATCCACCCAAGATTTACAACGATGGTGAAAAGATTGAAAGTAGCCCCTAATAGTAAAGAGTTTAAGATTCTGTATCTGAGCAATTCGCCGACCGTTCCAAGCGGCTATGGAGTTCAATGTGCTGGGAACTGTTATGATTGGCTCAAGTACTACGATGTCCGAGTTCTAGCGAACTATGGGATTCAGGCCAATATGATGGGTCTTAACGGCCTTACCATATATGCACCGCTGAATGACGACCCTCATGGGAACCGTTCTGCTGACCTTATTTTTAAACATTGGAAGCCCGACCTTTTCGTTACGCTTTATGACATCTGGATGGGAGCCTATGTTAGAGAAGCCGGGATGCCAACCTTGGCCCCGATACATCCCTTCTGGGTTCCTATTATCATGGTGGACCATGAGCCCGTCCCGGAGTCTACGGTTTTATCGGCTAGGGCTTCATACAAGTGTGTCAGCCCTACCAAGTGGGGAACGGACCAATTACACCGCTACGGGGTTCCTCAAGCTGAGCACATCCCATTCGGCATTGATACCAAGTTATGGAGACCCTTAGAATCCAAAGAGGAACAAAGACAGATAAAAAATACCTTGGGAAAAAACACGATGGCCTTCAGCCTACAGAAGCACCTTCCGATAAATGAGGATAGCTTCTTAATCCATATCAATGGGGCCAACAAAGACCCCTACCGTAAGGCATTCATGAGGATGTTCACGGCCCTTCAGATATTCTTAGAACAGAATCCTGACGCTAAAAGCGATGTCCGAGTCTATGTCCACTCATGGATGAGGATGGCCAGAGACATTCCACATGGAGCCAAAGTCTTGCACGTCGAAGAGTATTGTTCTGGGGCAGCCGACTATCACATGATGCAGGGTGTTCCTATGGAAAGGATGGCTGAGATAGCCCGGTCGGCAGACGTGTTCTTCCACCTCTCAGAAGGCGGTGGTTTTGAAGTTCCACTCCTTGAGGCTATGGCTTCCGGTGTTCCACCCATCTACTTGGACTTCGTAGCCAATAAGGAACTGTGCGACGGCCGGGGATGGGATATTCCAGTCATCAAATCAAAGACCGGGGCTATCGCTAAATACTTCACGCCTCTCGACGCCACTCAGGGAATAGCGGACGAGTTCTTAGCGGCTGAGGCTTTGGCGGAAGTCTATAACAGTCCGGGGAAAAGGGCCGACTTGGGGGAGAAGGGCCGGAACTTTAGTCTCGATTATGACTGGTCAAAGGTGAATCCGATGTGGATTGATTTCATTGAGAAGATGCGAGATGAAACAAGTTACAAGCCTCTTACGGAGAGAAGGCTATGATAATCGGGATAGTAGGAGTCGGTTATGTAGGCCGAGCTCTTGGATATGGTTTTGCCCAATATGGCCATGACCTTTTATTAAACGACATAAGGAATTTGAGGGCCGTCTGGGCCGAAGAGTTCATCGCATCGAAAGAACGGTTGATGGCCGAATGTGACGTAATATTCATTTGCGTAGATACGCCTGCTCGGGAAGATGGTAATTGCGACCTCCGTAAAGTCTATGATGCTTTCAATGAGCTGCATAAGGCTTGGGCCATGAATCCGGAGCCGGAAAAGAAACAGCCGATAATCGTTATCAAGTCTACGGTTATTCCGGGAACGGCTGACACGCTTCAAGCGGCCTATCCTTGGGTGGCCTCTAATCCTGAGTTCTTGAGGCAAGCCCATGCAAATGATGATTTCTTGAATCCCGACAGGATAGTGATTGGGGCCTCTAAGCCCGAAGTCGCTAAATTCATGGAGGAACTTTACAAGGACTTTGATTGTCCGATTATAAATTGCAGTCATAAAGAAGCTGAGCTAATCAAGTATCTTTCCAATAGCTTCTTTATAACTAAGGTGGCCTTCGCCCAAGAAATAAGCCGCATATCAACGATGCTGGTCATTGACGCCATGAAAGTCTATGAAGGCATCACGGCTGATAAGAGAATTGACCATCACCATTTAGACCCATCACTTGGCCGAATATCATTGTTCACGCCCTGTCTGGCTAAAGATATGATGGCCCTCATCAAGCAGTTAGACGAATCAGGTTATGAGACCCACTTCATGAAAACAGCCTACGCTAAGGCCGTAGATGGGGTTCGTCTCGATTTCAAATTGGAGGTAGAAAAATGAGTGTGTTAGTAGCGACGAAAGTGAAAGACGCCGAAATGTGGCTCCCACGTTTCATAACCCAAGTTGAACGCCTAGAAGGCGACATCCAGAAGATAATAGTCATGTATGGTAAAAGCCACGATAAGAGCTTAGCCATACTCAAGCATTGGCAGAATGTCTCAAAGCACAAGATAGAGATATACATCGACCCCTATATTCCCCCGGATGAACGTCACGGAGCCAAACTGACCCGAGTAAAACAGGACATCCAGAAACTACTCAAGGAATCCGGGGCCGACTATTACTTCAATCTCGACTGCGACCTCGTTGATATTCAACAAAACGCTATTCCCGCCCTCATGGCTCATGACAAGGACATAATCGCCGGCATGGTTTGGACGGAAGGAAGAGAACCTAAGACATTCTTTGATACCTTTGTTTATCGCATGGATGGCTGCAGATTCCATCCCTATAATGCACCGGGCTTAACTCGGACAGAACCTTTCAGCGTTGATAGTGTCTCGACCTTCTACTTGGCTAAGTCTGAAGTTGAATTAACCGGGGAATACAGTAACCCATATCCACATATCCCGTTCTGTGAGGACCTGAGGAAAAAGGGCTATGGAGTGTGGGTAGACCCACTCACTCATTCATGGCACATCGACTTGGAACGAGTCGGTATCAGGCATCAGCCTTTAATGCACACATATTCGGTAGCTCCCTTCATTGACGATAACGGGGCTCAACATGCTTCGCAGCAAATAGGAGCCCTTGAGTTTCATAGCTTCAAGCTCAACTATGATAAGTGGCTTCTTGATACTGACAATCTCAGTTATCTAAGCTCTAAGATGTTCATGCAGACAAGGTCCTTAATCACGGCCTCTATCAAGGTCTGGAAGGATGCCGAGTTCCTTCCATATACTCTCAAAGCCATATATGATTTCGTAGACCACATCGACATAGTTTGGGGTCCGGTCAAGGCTAGATACGAAGGGACGTTGGCAGAGGCCATAAAGGAAGATGAGGACACCTACACGGCTATCAGATTCTTCCCCGACCCCGAAAAGAAGATAAACCTCGTGATGGGGCTCTACGAGAATAAGGAAGAGATACAGGAACACCTACGTCAAATCTGCGTCTCTAAGTGGATGTTCTTCATAGACGCCGATGAAATCTATACAGCCGAGGCTATGGCTTCAATCCGTCAATTCTGTGAAGAGAACCAGAACGGCCAATACGTCTATGCTCGGCCTAAGAAGTTCATCAATTTCTGGGGAGACTTCAACCATGTTGCCTACAGCCTGAATCCAATGAGCCCGTTCGGAGAGTTCGCCGTCCCACATCCCATGCTAATCTGGACAGATATTCCCGGTCTTAACTTTGCCTCATTCCATACTACACCGCTAGACGGCTTCGGACGATTCTTCACAAGGGATGAAACAGCCTATAGGGGCCGAGTGAAAGTGATAGAGGACATCGAGGTATGGCACTTCGGAAACGCCAAGAATAAGGCTGAACTCAAGTCAAAGAGGGATTACTACAAGGCCCGGGGAGACCCCAACGTATATGAGGAAGCCTTCTTCACGTTAAAGCTCCCCGAGGACATGATACTAGAACGGGGACCGAGACCCTCTAAGTTCCCTCATGCCCTTCGTGACCATCCACGCTATAAGGAGAAGAACCGGATTCAGATAACAAGGAAGCAGCCTTACTATAGGTTCAGGTGGGTAAAATGAAAGTTCCTGTATCAACTCCAGACATTACGGAAGAGGATATTCAATCAGTAACAGAATGTATGAAGGCGGGATGGATTAGTGGAATAAGTCCTTGGGTAGAAAAATTCGAGAAGGCGTTTGCTAAGTATGTAGGAACTCGCTACGCCATAGCTACGAGCTCAGGGACGACAGCCCTTCATCTATCCTGTGCTGCCCTAAACATAGAACGGGGCGACGAGGTGATAATGCCCACATTCACTATGATAGCTTCCGCAAACGCCGTCAATTATCTGGGAACTAAGCCCGTATTCGTAGACAGTTATTATGACAGTTGGTGTATCGACATTGAACAGGTAAAAGAGAAAATCACCAAAAAAACGGTGGCCATAATGCCCGTTCACGTCTATGGCCATCCTTGCGACATGAAAGCCTTAGTCGAAATAGCGGAAGACAGAGACCTCTATCTGATAGAAGATGCGGCCGAGTCTCATGGGGCGGAAATAGAGGGGCTGGGTAAAACTGGTTCTATCGGAGACGTCGGGGCCTTTAGCCTGTATGCCAACAAGATAATAACGACCGGAGAAGGCGGCATGATAACTACGGACCATCAGAACGTCTATGAAAGGGCTCAATGGCTCAGGACTCACGCCTTCGGGAGACACGGTAAACATTACTGGCATGAGGAAGTCGGTTACGGCTATAGGATGTCGGGGCTCCAAGGTGCCCTCGGATTAAGCCAAGTTCCGAGGATAGACCACTACGCTGAGAAAAGACGGAATAATGCCAAGCTCTACATGAAAGAGCTAGCCCCGTATAAAGACTACTTCAGATTCCCCGTAGAATTTCCGGGATACAAGAACGTTTATTGGATGTTCAGCTTGGTCCTCAAATCCGATTGTCCTTTAGATAGGAACGAGTTAATGATGGAGCTTGACAGGAAGGACGTGGAAACTCGGACGTTCTTCTTCCCTCTACACGTGCAGCCGCCATATAAAACCGATGAGACTTTCATCAATGCTGAGCTGCTATCCGAGATAGGGATAAACCTTCCCTCTGGAAATCAACTAACGGAAGAGCAGATAAAATACGTCTGCGACTGCATAGAGGAGATTGTCGAAGAATGAGAGACTGGGTCATGGTAGGAGCCGGGTCTTTCGCAAGGTCCAATGCGGCCCTATTCCACCTTGACCTTCTCCAATACTATGACGTCCCCAGAGAGCCGGGTGAAACTATACACGGTATCCCTGTTCAGCTTGAGTTCTTGAAAGACCCATCAGGTTTGAAGTTCACGTCTTGCATCGGTGAAACCCGGCCCAAACGGGATAAGATAAAGGGCCTCGGATTCTTCGAGCCCTTACAATGGCCTAATGTAGTCGCAGACGTAGTAGAGATTCATCGTGGAACTATTAAGATTGGAAGAGGAAACATTATTCAGCCTTGGGTCAGTATCAGGCCCTACGCTAAGGTTGGGAATCATAATCTAATCTGTGGCCAAACAAACATCGGCCATCATACAGAGATAGGCGACTACTGCACCATATCTCCCAAGACCACTCTCTGTGGAAATATCAAGATAAAAGATGGAGTTTTCCTTGGGGCTGGGTGCACAATTATACCGGGGAGAGTGGTGGGCGAAGGTGCTGTAGTCGGGGCCGGAGCCGTCGTTATCAAAGACATTCCACCCAATCAAGTCGTGGTAGGAAACCCGGCTCGAATTATAAGAGGCGAAGAATATTGGTAAAGGATTCAGATAAAATTAGAACGGTTGGCCGAACTTTTCTCATAGCCGGTCAGCTAGTGGATACGCATTACTATTCACGCTACATAGGAAAAAAGACTGAGTTGTGGTTTTTTACGGCCGGACTTGGTGACCAGACCTTAGCACAGCAAGTAGGCGACTGTTTCCTCGAGTATTGTGATACGATAGGCGACCCCAAGTTAGGCCGTATCATGTTTAGCTTCGGCTTAGCTGAGTCAGCTATGAATCCCTATAGAGGCGATTTCAATGTCTGTTGGCCTTGGGGCGTCACGCCGGAAGGACTTGAAAATCATCTCAGTAAAATCAAGGTTAAACAAGACCTCATCATAGGACCTTGGCCAGAACGCCGAAAAGCGGCCGAGGACATGGGCCTAGCATCTCATCCCTTCACAGTCGGAGTAGGACCTCGATTCTTCAAGCCACTTGGACTACCCCGGAAGGGCTTAGGATTCGCCGGGCTTGATAACAAAACAGAATCCCAGAAGCACATTGTTCTAGGCCCAGCTATGAAACGTGACGACTTCAAATGGCACGCTAAAACAATAGATGACAAGTGGCTTACAATCCCTCAGTTAAACGAATGGTATAACTCCAAGCAAATTCTATTCGGGATGATTCAAGAATACCGTCACCGAACGGATTATATGCCGACTCGGATGATGGAATCTCTAGCAAGTGGAACTCCCATTATAGAATACCGGATTCCGGCTACGCCTCAATACTTCGGTTTCGAGTATCCTTACATGACTGAGAGCTACGAAGAGACTGAGGCTTTGATAAATCACATTTTAAAGAACTATGACATCGTTCACGAAAACATCCTCAGGCTCTCAGATTACATTAGGAAAGAACACAACTATACGAAAAAACTAGGAGCTCTATTTACTTGTCTAAGAAACCTTTAACCGTAGAACCTATGGCCAAGTTCACGGTCAATTGCCCTAAGTGTAAAGAACCTCATCCGGTCTACATCAAATACGCTGACTTGAAGAAATCCTACAAAAGCCTTCGCCGGACACGGAAGAAAAGGAGGCTTCCGATATAGGGTTTCACAGCTTCCGGGATATGCTCAGACGGTGGATTCATCATGCCGTTCCAGAGCTAGGGATTCTAAAGATACTTGAGTGGGGCCCCGGTTTCTCGATTCAGATAATGCTAGAGGAAGTTCCAGAGTGTGAAATATGGAGCTTCGAGCATGAACACCGATGGTATGACAAATACAAACATCAGTTTTCGAAGAACGAGAATGTCCATCTCTTCTATGTGCGGCTTGAAGAGGGATACGCCGAGGCCCCGAGCTTACTAGATATGAAGTTCCATTTTATCTTTATTGATGGCCGGGAACGGGTCAATTGCATGAATATAGCTTACCACCTTTTAGAGCCTGGCGGTTATGTCATGCTCTACGACTCTACGAAAGGCGAGTATAGCCCGGGGAAGGCCATCTATAGAATAGTTCAGGAAGAAGCCGATACTGCGGTGATGGTGAAGGATGAAACTTAATCTAGGGTCAGGGAAAGACTACCGAGAAGGCTATATAAACATCGACAAACTTGAACGTTTTAAACCAGATGTCTTAGCAGATATTAGGGAGATTGATTACGAAGAGAACTCGGTTGATGAGATTATAGCCCAAGATGTCATCGACCACATTACCTTCATGGAAGCCAAGGCTCTTCTCCGAAAATGTGCCAAGTGGCTCAAGCCCGGTGGGAGCATCAATATTCATACGCCGAATATGGAAGTCCTCGGAGTAGCGGCTTCAAGAGGAAATGAAGAGGCTCGTAAGTTCCTCTATGGGACAGCCGGGGAAGGGAACACGGCTTATGAGACAAATATCATCAGATGGTGCTATAGGCCCGTCGAACTTAGAGAGATGCTGATTTTCTTTGGGCTTAAGGTAATCCACTTCGAACTAACTTGCGGTAAATTCGCTTTTAGAATGATAGGTGTGAAAAAATGAAAGAAAGAATACTTGTGACGGGGTCTACCGGATTCATCGGTAGCCACCTTGTTCCTAAGCTAGTGGAAGATTATGACGTCTATGCCATGAACAGATACGTGACAGGGCGCTTCGTCATGGGAGAAAACGTAAAGACAGTTTTTGCCGACCTACGGGATTATTCATCCGTAGAAAGGACAGTGAAAATGGTTCAACCGGACAGGGTAATCCATCTCGGTTCGATAAGTCCGGTAAGCTATAGCTATGACCATCCTCAAGAAGTCGCTAGAGTGAACTATATCGGCCTCATCAACTTGACTGAGGCCATACGGCTTAATGTTGAACACTTCGAGCAATTCTTAGCGGCTGGAACGTCTGAGGAATACGGAATCCATGACAGCTTCCCGATAGATGAAAACTATCGTTTAAACCCGAACAGTCCATATGCCGTAACCAAGGTGGCCTCAAGCCTCTATCTCCAATACGTGAAAGATGCCTATGACTTCCCGATGACGATAATGAGACCTTTCAATACTTACGGCCGGAAACAAAATATGCACTTCGTCACAGAGAGAATCCTTACTCAAATGATACTCGGACAAAAAGAAGTCAGATTAGGAGAGCCTGACCCGGTTCGTGACCTTCTCTACGTCGATGACCATATAGGAGCCTATCTAAAGGCCCTTGGAAACAAAATGGCCATAGGACAGGTATTTAACATCTGCACCGGAAAAGGCTACACAATCGAAAACCTAGTCAATCACTGTAGGGACGTCACGGGCTGGGCGGGCAACGTCATTTGGTACACGATACCAAAAAGACCCCTTGACATTCACACTCTCATAGGCAGCCCCTTAAAAGCAAACATGACGCTGGGATGGATTCACAAAGTCAACCTTAAACAAGGTCTCCACATGACGGCCGATTATTGGCGAAGGGTTTTATTACCTACTGAGAATTAGATAAAGAAGAACATTGGGAGAGTTCGCAGATTATTGTGGAACCGAACTTGTCCGGTATCTGGCTCAAGTAAAATTTGACCAGTTAGCATACTTCAAGGACTTAGGCGAGGCCACATACAACCAATGGATAGAGGAAACCCTTATCCCTCAAGCTGAAAAGCTCGTCGATGGCCGGGTAAATCATAGTTTCGGAACCCCGGGCCTCGGAACTATGGAGCTCGACGGCTCAGGCAAGTCCATTCTTTTCATACCGCCGAAGTATAGCCCTCTCGTTGGGATAACTACAGCCACAATAAATGGAACGGCCATCTCAGTCTCAGACTTTGTATGCTATCCGCAATATATCAGGTATGACGGTGGCAACTTCCCGACAGGTAAAAAGAACGTCGTTATGCTTGGGAGCTTCGGCTATCTCAATGCAGCTAGTCAGTGGATTGTTCCTCAAGACGTAGAATACGTCACAGCACAGCTATGTGCAAATATTATCCTTGACATGGTAAGACGAAACTTGGCTCCTGACCTTTTCGCCTCTTTCATGGCTGGCGGCGGTAAACAGTTCCAAAGCCTATTTGCTATGCCAAATATCTTTCAAAAAGCCCTCAAGGACTTGTTGAAACCTTATCGAATTAATTGGGTGGACATCGGATAAATGGCCTACACGAATATCGAAGAAGCCATATCGGGAAAACTGTCAGCATCGTGGGCCTTGGTCGGAGATTTAGCCGTCGCCAATGTGCATTTCACTACCGGATGGTATGACTCTAAAAAGACCGAATATCCTCAAGTCACCGTGTCGCATTTATTTCCTCATTCAGACAGCGAGATATTCTTCGGAGACTCATCCGACGACGACAAAGCCTACTCGATAAGCCGTGAAATATTCGGAGTCAATGTATGGTTCAGGGTTCCGGCTGGTGAAAGCGTCGGGGATAACATAGACAATATTGAAAGGATGAGGGCCGAGGCTTATCGCATTTTTCTGGTCGATTGGAAAACCTACACGGTCCCATCCGGGATAAGCGCCGTCCTCCCGAGAAACCGGGGAACGCCTCTCTATGATACGACTCGTCAGACAAGGATGCTGAGGGTCGAGATAGAGGTCCAAGTCAACATCATTCAGTAAATCTTTTTTATACTTTAACGAGACTATCCTATCAGGTCTAGCAGAGTAGGTGACTCTGCGACTGTAAAGGAGAAGAAAAGAATGAGCACACCAATGGAAGGTCTCTATGCCCGACTATACATAGCGACAACTAACCCTCCACCTGTGGGTAGCGTTCTAGCTCTCATGCAAGGTGCTGAGTTTTCAGGCCGTCAGACTAACCGAGGATGGTTCCCGATGGGCGAGTTGATACCTAATGAATATCTGAGAGGTATCATCGAATTCGAGTTAAGGGGCCGTCACGGATATGTAGACAACCTGTATCTTGGCACGTTCCAGATTGGAACTTATGTCTGGTATGGCTCTCTCACTCCGAGAGGCCCGACTACGCCGGCCATCTTAGGGTCGGTGGTATTCGACAGCATAGACTTCTCGAACATGGAAGCCGAGAATGAGGCCGCAGTCATAGAGGAATTTAGTTGCAAAATGTATAATCTGACCTTTTTGGACTAAGCTCTTTCGTGAGGGTAGGTAGGATGGAGAAATTAAAGTTTGGAGGTTTCGACGAAACACTCTCGAAAGTAAAGCCCGAGGACTTAGAGGCTAATATGTCAGCCGGGTTCATAATCAATGCCCCGCTAGGCAGCCTTGTCCACCTTAGGCAGTATCTTGAATTTCTTTTCGGTCCTATGATGAAATACTATCGCCACAGCGCATACCATCTCTATGTCGTAGATTGGTATGGGATGAGTGACGAGAGTAAAAAGGGATTGAAGAAAAGTGGATGAAAAGAGAACTGAACCTCTAGGGATGGAAAGGCTTGACCAGATAGCGGATAGAGATGAACAACGAAAAACAGAGGAATATGACGAATCCGTATTATCAATAAAAGAACGATTACTCAAAGGCGTCACTAGGAAAGTCAAGCGGTTCTTTTATCCCATAGGAGATGACGAGATTCCCTTAGACATCCGCATCATGACAAGTAGTGAAAGACAGAGAGCTTTCATTAACTATCAGAAAATATCGAAGATGCAAGAGACCGAAGGAATGGAATCTCTTAGCGACTACAATGAAGCTATGGACGTTCTATGCGAACTGCTTGATAGCGTAGTCACTACGGAAGAGATACGGGGCGATTTTGCCAAGAAGGAGCCTTGGATAACGGATGGTTTAATCATGAGGCTGACGCTTGAAGCACTCAAGTTCACCTCAGAAGAAACAGGAGCATCGTTAGATTCCTTTCGTGTTGACCCTAGAAGCCCAAGCTCTACTTGAGATGTGTTTAGCCCTCGGAAAGACGCCCGAAGAACTAGGAAGGTATCGGGAATATGACCCGGTCGCTTTCTCGTTCCTAGAGGAGTCTATAAAGGCCAGAATGAGAGGGAGAAGACGTGT